GGCTAAGGCATATCATTGTTGAATAGTGAGCACAGCCTGTCCATTACACAAAGCTCACAAGGCAGACGCCGACGTCGTTGGAACGCGACGCATGGTATGCAACTTCATATAATGGAGGGACGCATAATGATTTTTCCAGCCAAACGTTTACAACGGTTAGGTTTGCCTAGAAGCACTATCACTCAGTTGAGAAAACAGGTTCAGTTATGGATCAGTAGTTGTGGTCCTGAGTGGACTTGTATGCGATTGAAGGACTTAAAGTTGTATTATTTAAGTCTCTTAAATAAGTCGCCTCAACCGCCCAAATGGATTGGTTTAGGAAGGGATGGGCTCCCAAAAGGTCCGTTCCGACAGATTTTCCTGCTTAAACAGAGGAAAGCGTTGGATGCTCTCATGTTGTATTCAGGTATTATACTGAAGGAGACAACTCGGGCTCAAAGGAAGAAGTTCATAGATGCAGTTACCTGTGAACCTCAACCTATCCCGCCAATCCGAAATCTGAAGAGGGCTACGAAGGAAATCATTGAGATGGGCAATGCGAAATGGAGGGTATATGATTACCGCTCCTACCCTTTTTGCGATGTACTTCAGCAAGAGGTGGTACGCGCTCTCACTGGAAGTTCACCCAGGATAGGGAAGATGGTTCCAAATTCAAGGAACAAATCGGTACCAAATACTGTGGACCAGTTAGTAGATGATTTCCAGACTTCAGTGTTGTGGGATGCCTTGGATGATGAGCGCTGCATGTACGTGATCGCAGATGCGTGTGCAAACATGTATCCGTCTCTCTTTAGAAGTTGTAAAGGAGATGAGGTCGAGTGCAGTACAGTAGGAAAAGTCTCATGTATTCAAGAGAGAGGGTGTAAAGCACGATGGATCGCCATGCCAAGGCTGATCTTTCAAGTCGCGTCTTTAAGTTTAGGTGAATACCTACAAGATGTGATTGCTGCAACACCTTGGGATTGCACCCGGAATCAGGATTCCGGCCCAGAATGGGCTCAGGCTGAGCTCAGGAAAGGAAGGAAACTGTTCAGTGTAGATCTTTCCAGTTTCACAGATATGTTTCCATTGGAGTTAATTTTGAGGGTGTTGAGATGGACCAATGCACCAGATGAATACCTTCATTTCTTTGAATGGCTTTCAACAGGTACGTGGCATGTGCCTGGTCATTTGAGATTGGGATTAACTGAAATCCAATGGAAGAGGGGACAACCGTTGGGATGCATTGCGTCTTTCCCGGCGGCTGCGTTAGCTCACGGCGCTCTTTTGAGGTCGATTGAGATGACGTATAACCTCAATGATACGTTTAGGGTGTTGGGTGATGATGTTATCATCAGTAACCCATTGACGCACTGGGCGTACCGTAACTGGTTGGACAAACTTGGTTGCCCTGTATCGGAACCTAAAACTATTACAGGTGAGATAGGGGAGTTCGCTGGTAGGGTTATAACTCGAAAGCGAATTATGCTTCCCAGCAAGGTGACCATTCCCACAAGAGATAATCTTTTATTCCGACTCGGACAAGAACTAACCTTGGAAGAGGCAAGGACACCGTTGGGCCTGTTGGCCGCCTTGATGTATGAGGTGCCTCTAAGGTCTGATATGCCTTTGCAAAAACGGGTGATGTG